AAAACATCTTCATCTTTAGCTGTCATATATTTTAATTCGACCTTACCACTTGATAATGGACTTTTTTCAGGATAAAAATATCCTTTCGACGGCAGATCGATGGTTTCCGTCGGAAACGTAGTTTCGGGCATGTCATTCTCCTTAATAAAATTTATAACTAATTGTAAATATAACTAAAATCTATCAAACAAATTTTTATTTTGGTATTTATTTTTTTGAAGGTGCGAATTTATCTTTAATTGGTTTCAAAATCATATCAAATAAGATATCGTCATATTTAGTAGGTGTAAGTTTTACGATTTTTTCTACTGCGTAAATACCAACTAAAACATATTCCCAATTTGCTGCTATCCATTCACTCATTTTTATTCTCCGTTATTAATTAGAATTGTAAAATTGCGTAATCATAACGCAATTGTAATTCAATATCTACTGGATCTGTTCCATTTGCAAAATCCAAATCATTAAAGTTTGCATCTTGTACCCATGCTCCTTTTAATGTCCATTCTTCAACCACATCACCAACTGGACCTAATAAATTAAAAGATACATCCTTTTTATAAAAATCTGAATAACCATCACGACCTGTTACTGACTCGTGTGATAATCTAACCCATTCCATACATGCTTGTGCTGCAGAAGGAACTACTGGGTCATATAAAGTAACTGCTAAAGGTTGCCATTCTCCTTTACCTTTAATATATCTCTTTACATTAATATGGTCTAAAACTATTTCTTCAAATGTAATCTGTGGCCTACTAGCTGTTTTAATCAAGTATGCCGGAATACCTTCGATATACATGACATACCGATTTTTAGTTTTCGGTTCAAATGGGGTAAACATTATTTCAGTTGCATCAATTAACTCAGGCATCTTTTCTTCTCCTAAATAAGATTTCTTTTCAGTAATAAATATAAAGGTTATGAAAAATTGCGCTTATATTAATAATATCCTTTAGAAGTTTTTTTGAAGTTTTTATAAAAACAAAAAACCCCAGTAAAAACTGGGGCTTTTAGTTATCTTATAAAGATATTTTATTATTCTGGAAAGGTTGCTCCAGTAGGTTGAACAACAAAATCCAACACAATGAACTCAGCGGTTCTTGTAGGTTGAACAAATATCTGTCCAACTAACCTATTTCTATCTATTTCATCAGGTGTGTTGTTTGATTCATCCATCACTACCCTAAAAGCATTCAAACCACTATTGGACTGTACATTTTCAAGATATGGATTAACCGTATTCAAGAAACGATTTCTTGTTGCGGTTGTATTCTGTTCAAACACCAAGAATTTAGATGTTGAAGCAATAAACTTCTTCAGATTAATTAACAATCTACGAACATTAATCCTATCAAGTGCTGATGGTTTGGATTGTAATGTTTTTTGTCCAAACACCGTCGGTCCTTGACCAGGAAATGTTGCAATTGGGTTAATTCTTTCTTCATAAAGCTTATCCCTCTCTGCATGATTTAACTTAAACTTAGCTTTAGAGGTTATAGTCAATCCACCTCTATTTAATCCTGCAGGTGCAAACCATTCTTGACCTATCCTGTCATTAAAAGCAAATACACCAGACAAAGCAACTGAAGGTGGTACCCAAACTGGTTCCACATTGCCTCCTTCTATGGAGTAATTTACTTGTACCCAGGGATAATACGTAGCTGTATAATTAGTATCTAGTGATCCAAGAGCACTAGTTGCTTGCGAAATAGTATCCGCCCAATGGAATCCATCCATTATATAGAAACAATCAGCTCTTTCTTCCACCTTAGTTATAGCGTGTTCGGTAATATTATTATGACAATTACTACCATCCTTACTATGAATAATTCCAGGAAGTACCAACATATTAATATCGAATTCATCTGGATTAGATACTGCATTAATAGCTCGTTTGTATAATGTAGTTCCACTAGTACTTGAAGTAGAACAATCAAATCCCATTACATTAGTAGTAGTTATATCATTACCCATAGATGGTTTTGAAGCTGGATCTACACCGTCGAATCCCCATTGAAAAGGAACTGCAAACCGTCTCTGACCTATATCAGATAAAGCTAATGTTATCTTTTCAGTTGAATCTGAATAAGTTGAAGGACTTCCAGGTAAATTTGCTGCGTCACCATGTCCATACACATTATTTAAACTAAAGCATAGATTAGATCCAGTTCCTGTTCCACTTGGAATTGGTGAAAGATAAGCTGCTCCATCATTATCATATTTGCCTCTTATTCTATTATCTACTCCAATGTCCATGAAATCAAATCCATGATACGCACTTGCTTGAAAGGTTTGTTCATTAGTATTATCAACTTGTTGAAGCTTCATTGAAGCTGTTGGTACTAACGTACCACCTGCAATTGGGTTATCTAAAGCTGCATATCCATACGGTACTACCGAGTTTGGATAATTTTCTATATTTTGATAATCTCCAACTCTACACCATTTAGATCTATTTGGAAAGTTTCCATGATATGTCAACCTACCATTAGAATCTATAATTACATGAGAATCTCCAATTTGTTTTGCAAAATAGCTTGGAGAAGCTGGATCAAAATTACAATTTTCCCAAGTTTCTGGTGCTCTACCATCTAGAGGTATAATAGACAAAGTAAAATCTCCATAATCAGATCCTGGAATTGTTCCAGCTGCTCTAATATTAGAAATACCTACTTTATATTCAGTATTCATATCAGTACCATGACCTAATGTATATACTCTAAATAAGTTTTTAAACGTTCTATCCGAAGTTTGATCCCAACTAGTTGCACCTTGATCTATAATATAAGGTGTTCTTGCAGTACAATAATCAACATTTCCACCCCAAGAGGTTGAATCGCCTACTGCATCATATTGAGCAGTATAACCTCCATTAGTTCCACCAGAAAAATTTAATCCAGCAGATGCTGAAGCACTACCAGTAACTTGCAATCCACCTAAAGATGATCCTACCATATCTGCTGATGTATGAAATGCCTTATAGATATATGCATAATCAGTATTATTTTGTGGATCTGATGAAATCTTTTTAGCAAAATAATTTGCACTACTACTATCAAAGCTCAAATTAGTAAAAGTTTGATGTACTCCACTTGAACCACTTATAGTTAAATCAAACTCGTTATTAGTATCATCCAAACTTGCAGAAGCTGAAAGTCCAATTCCAACATTCTGTCCAAGTCTTGTATTAGTTAAAGTAAAAGCTACTACACTGCTAGAGACATTTGCTGCTATAGATCCACTAGCAATTACATTTATGTAATCAGCTCTATATCCACCTGTATGCATTACCCGAACTACCGTTACGGTAGATGCGGATTTTAAATATTCTTGTACTGCAAAGGGAACATAGGATGTTTTTATATTTTGACCAAATCTTTCTTCAAATTCTCCACCACCAGTTATAATAGTTGGAACGAACGCTGGACCTTTTTGAGTTGGTCCGATTATTGCTGCTCCAATATTAGCTACACCTTGAGGGAGATAAGAAAGATCTGTTTCCTGCGTGAATACGCCAGGACTAACAATTCTTTCTGCCATTTAATTTCTCCTAGATTTTAGATTAAAAATTAGTTATAAAAGTCAAATATTATTTAGTATAAATATAAAATTAAAATCCCAAAATTACTCATTCGGTGTAAAAATACCAGTATCTAGGTCTAAATTTCCAACTCCATACTTAGTAGTTAGGTCTTCAACAAGTTTACTCTCATCTTCTTGAGCAGTTGCATGTTGCGCTAACAGTTCTTCTTTCTGAGTATCCAAAGAATCCAAATTTTCTTGTAATCTCTCAGAGGCAATTGAAACTTGTCCTAGATTTACTGTAATTTGAGTATAACGACTTTGTAATTCTCTAATTTTTTCAGTTTCTTCTGCAGCAATCTTAACTTCTGCAGTTTTGTTTTCCGTTTCAGGCATGTTTATAACTCCTATTTATATTAGTTAATAGTTAATTTAAATATCAAGTATATATATCGTTAAATTTATTCAAATAACAATTTTAATTCTTGATTAGTTTTAATTCATCAATTTCTGATTTAAGTTCTTTAATAGATTCTATTAAAATTGGTACTAATTTATTATAGTCTACAGATTTAAATTTTCCTCTACCTTGTAATCCTTCATGTTCTTTGACAAGTTCAGGAATAACTGCTTCAACTTCTTGTGCTAAAACACCAACATCGTGTCCCATATCTTTTCGTTTCCAATCATATTCTACACCTCTAAGTTGCATCACAGTATCTAAACCATATTTCATATTTGTAATATTTTCTTTAAGATTCATATCAGATGCAACGGTTGAAGAATACGCAACCACATCAGCATCAGCGTGGAATGTACCACCAGCCGCCATTCTAAATTCTTCTACACCATTCTGGTAGTAACTAATTTGTCCATTAGATCCAGTAGCAAAACATATATTATCACTCGCGTCATATCCAACTTTCAATGAGTTATTATATATCGAAGTAATTGTTGTTTGAGCAGCATCTATATCTATGTCTGCGGTATTTAATGTTAAACCGTCACCTGCTGTGATTGCACTTGAAATAGTTACATTTCCAGTTGCCCCACTTACAGATATACCAGTACCTGCTACTGCTGTTGCTACATAATTTCCTGTTGTTTCAGTTCCAAGAATAACTCCACTATCTTTAATGGTTACTGCACCACTCGATACACTAAAGTTATCTGAACTAAATGAAGCAACACCTTTATTGGTATCACTTGCATCTTCACCAGCAATCGTAACGGTATCGGCACTTACACTTGTATCAATTCCCGATCCACCAGCAATTGTAAGTGTATCAGTTGTAGAATTTGCAGTTGTATTTCCACTATCACCTGCAACAACATCCCATAAATCTTGGTCACCAGTATTTGTACCACTTGTGTTTTGAATATTATCTGCAATAGTCTTAGTAAGTAAAGTTCCACCAATTGTTAACGAGGTAGCATCAACCTCAACCTTACTTGAGGTTATATAAGTAATTGAAGCACTTGTTGCTGACAATGTTGCTGTACCTGGATTGTATGTTAATGTTCCAGTATCATCTAATAAAGCATCTGATCCATCGTGAAAAGGAATTGCAAAGGCTGTATTGTCTGCATTATCCGTTACTGTTACTTTACCTGATGTTAAATTTGAAGCCGTTCCTGTTACATTTGTCATCACACCACTTGCTGGTGTTCCTAATGCTGGTGTTGTTAAGACAGGACTTGTTAAAGTTTTGTTAGTTAAAGTTTGTGACTCAGTTAATTGTACAATGTTACTATTCGTAATAGATGCGATTTTAGTTGCTGTATCAGCATTACCCGTAATATCTCCAGTTATATCACCTACAAAAGCAGTAGATGTAATAGATGTTGCTCCTGTTACTACTCCAGCATCTACACTAATTGTACCATCCAATAAAATTGCTGAACCAGCTGCTGGTTCAAGGTTAATTCCTGCTCCAGAATCTAATGTTATTGCTCCTGCTGAAGCAATCTCAGCAGTACCATCTATTGTAAATAAAAGATTTGCTGCTGCGGCTGCTGCATCAACCGTAGTGAAAGTCAAAGCACCATTAGTAGATGCTGCCATAGTAACCGTATCACTATTTGATGGAGTCATCACAATTGAATCGTCTGTAATTACAGTAGAACCTACTGTAAAATCAGTAGTAGCATCGAATGTAGTTCCATTAACGGTTGTAAATGTAGCTGCGGCTGCTGTAGCTGCCCCAATAATAACACCATCCATTGCTCCATCTCCACCCGAATCATCAATATCAATGTTTGCAGTAGCAGTTAAATCTGTAAATGTACCAGCAGCGGCTGTAGTGCCACCAATGGCTCCTGGTTCTGCCATAGTTTTACCACCAACAGTAGCTGCGTTAAGATTAGCAACTTCAGTAGTTGATTGAACTGTAAATGGTGCAGTACCAGTTGTAATACTTGAATGGAATTGTGGTGCACCTAAATCTACACTTGAAGTTAAAGTTGTATCACTATGTCGATACGCTAACTGAGATACCGCAGCATCTAAACCAAAATTTAATCCTGCCCCATCCATATTTGCTGAAGTTGTACTTCCACTAGCAATCGTGATATTTTTGTCCGCTACATTTAATGTAGTAGCATCAACCGTTACAGTAGAGCCATTTACGGTTAAATCTCCTCCGACCGTCACTCCACCAGCAAATGAACTATTTCCAGTTGATGTAATTGCTCCACAACCAACAGTCCCAATGGTTGCTATATTTTTACTTGCATCTAATACCACAGCCTTACTAGCGGCTGCAGTTCCTGCAGTCACAGAATCTAAAACCCCTAACTCAGCAGTAGTAAGAGTGGTTGAGTCTAAAGTTAGTGAAGTATCTCCTGTAATTGTACCTGTTACTGCTAAATTGCCTGATGTAGTTATTGCTCCACATCCAACCGTTCCTAAACCAGATACATTTCCACTTGTATCAAACGTATAATTTCCATCAGTAAATACACCGTCAATAGTTAAATTCCTAATAGTTCCTATGTCTTTTGATGCATCTAGTACTAATGCTTTATTTGCCGCTGCCGTTCCATCTGTTATACCATCTAATTTTTCTAAATCTGCTTCATTCATATCAGCAGAACCAATAACAAAACTACCTGCTGTTTCTATATTACCAT